ACGCGCTCAGCACCCTGATCTGGATGTCCGGGCGCGACGTGTGCGGTGTGAGCACGATCTGCTGCGTCGTGGTTCCGTCTCCGAACAGGAGCAGGATGTTCCGGACGACGCTCTCGTACGCGCTCTTTTCTTCCTCCATCCACATTGCGACGTCGATGCCCTCCTTCATCATGAAGAGCTTGACACCATCCGGGTCGGTCATACCCGCCGACAGCATCCCCATCGCCTCCTGCTTCCGCACGACCTCGCTCTTCGGCGCGGTGTCCCGCACGGTGAAGGCGATCTGCGAGAAGTTCGGAAGCGGGTTCTGCTCGAACGAGACCGTCCCATTGTCGGGGTCGATGACCGCGCCGGCCAGCTCGGTTGTCAGCTTGTTGACAGGCAGCGCACGCCGGGACACGAGCATCTGGCCCGCAGCCTTCGCCACTACCGACCGATACATCGTGCCGAACGCAGTCTGCACACCGCTGGTGGGATTGGTCATCGCCTTGTTGATCTGCTCGTCAAGGAACTGCAGACCGCTTGCGCTGTCCACGCGACCCTTCTCAGCCAACAGATCCTGCACCGGGCTAAGCCCGTCAGCAACGCTCTTTGCGAACTGCGCGACCTTGCCGGGCACCTCGCCTGCGTTGAATGGCTGGATCACCATCGGGCGGAACTCGTCGCCCATCAGTGCGTCCTTCGTGTACGACAGGTAGCGCAGACCGTGACCGACCTCGCGCATCGCGGCGCGCTCGTTGATCGTTCCCTGCGGGAGCAGCACCACGCCGTATCGGTCCATCGTTCGGATGTTGTTGAAGAGCGACTTCATCAGCCGCTCCATCTCGCGCACGATGCCAAACATCAGGTCAAACAGGCCGGCACCGTGGAACGTGCCGTTGTCCATGAACCGGGCGAATCCGACCGGGCAGTACGCCTCGACCTTCGACAGATCCTGGTCGTCGATGACGACGTCGCCGCTCGAAACGATGTAGCGGCTGACGGTGCCGCGGGGTCCGTGGATCCACGTCTCGCGCACCTTGCAGACCTGCTGGGTGTCCTCGTCCTCGTCGTTGCCCTTGATGCCGCCGTTCGCCATCGTCGAGACGAAGTAGCCCGTGCCGTTCCACGGCGCGTCCTGCGACTCCTCCATCTGGTGTCCGTATTGCCAGCGCCAGACGTTCATCTCCTCGATGTTCTGGTCGATCTTGCGGTTGCCGTACTTCTCCTTGAGGAAGTTCAGCGGCACGAGTCGCTGGCGCACGAGACCGCGCACCTTCGTGTGGTCGTGGCCGAGCGACGGAAACGGCATCAGTTCCTTGGGGTGAATCACCTCGAGGTCTGCCGTGAGTCCGACCGTCGGGCTATCAACAATATGACCAGTGATGCCGCAAGAGCCAAGCAGCGCAAACAGATAGTTGAAGTCACGCTGGACCCCCACCAGCTGCTGGTCAGAGACCACAGCGTCGGCAACCAGCTGTGCCACAGATCGCTCGCGAAGTCCTGCAAGACTGAATCCCTGCCTCAGCGCACGGGGGCGCAGATCCATAGTGTTGAGGCGAGCGGTCGTCTTGTCAACCACCGACAGCAGCTCGGTGGACTGGAACTCCATGTTCCCTTCCTCGTCGAGGTAGTGCGGCGTGATGCGTCCCGTGCGCGGGTCGAAGATGTCGAACCGGCGGAAGCCGTTGAGGTAGTACCACGCTAGCAGCCAGAGCGTGCGGCGGTACGTCAGCTTGAGCATCTCACGCGACACGTGCGCGTCGATGATCTTGCCGAGGTTCTTCGGGTCCTTCGGGAGGTTGACGCCGTCACTTGCCATCGGGCTTCTTCCTCACGCGCGCCCATCCCGGAGGCATGTCCTCCAGAAGGTCGACGCCATTGAAATTGCTGTTCACGAACGGCGCATCCTCACGTGGCTGCACCGGCACCTGCTGGACCTGTGGCTCCCGCCGACCCATGTAGTACGACTCCACCAGCATGTTGAAGTACGAGAGCGGAATCGTCACGGTCATCTGGCCCGGGTTCGGGCGCGGCGCTTCATAGATCATCTGGTCAGACACGGGAACCTCCGCTCCTGGGCTCGGGATCCCTCATGATACGGAGGGCGTCCTCAACCGAGATGTTATTGAAATTCATCGCATCCGCAATGTTCACCCCGTACTTCTTGTCCACATAGTTGCCGGCCGCGACCTCCTCGAGGGGGTTCTCCACCACCAGCCGGTCGTCGTCAACCTGCTGGACAGCCGACCGTTCCATGCGTCCCCGAACCACAAACATGCTCATGGCCACGGTGTCGATGAAGTCGTCGTGGGCCAGACCGCCGTTCTCGGCGTCCGGGTTGAACTGCTCGATCTGCTCGAACAGGTGCCGCCAGGGCATCAGACCGCGCCGCCAGGTGGGGAGCTTGATCAGCCCGTGCTCGAACCGGTAGTTCAGGGCGCTGATCTTCGAGGTCTTGTCCATGACGCCGGGGTTCAGCTTCACGACCTTGGGCGGGGTCATGCCCGTGATCTGGTCCGCCCGCTGCCTGACCATCGACTCCATCGCCGCGTACAGGCTGAAAGACTGCCGGACCACCTCGACGTGGATCGAGGGAACCCGCCACTTCATGGCCAACCGGAACGCGTGCTCGATCAGAACAGGCTCTCGGCACTGGCCTCCCCAGGTGTCTAGCACGAACAGGACCGCCTCGACCGGGTCGTACCCCATGATCGTGCAGACCTTGAAGTCCGAGTCCGTGGTCGCCGTGTACGAGGTGTCAACCGTGGCAAACAGCTTGACGCGGTTGGTCAGGAACTCCGGCAGCTCCATGCGTTCGGTCTCGCCGGACTTGTTCCGCCAGCACACGGTGGACTTCGAGGCGTAGGGGTCGACGTCGCTGTCGGTGTCCGGTTGCTCGAGCCACCACCCGTGCCGCTCCTGGGTCACGTCCCCAAAGTAGGCCTCCTCGCTCTCGCCCGGCTGGGCCAGGTACTCGGCCATGTAGTTGTGGCTGCCAATCATCTCCCGGATGTCCTCGAGGGTGATCAGGCCCTTCAGCTTCTCGTTGGCATCGCGGGTCTTCCGGTCTACCGGCCACATGGACGGCCACGTGCTCTGGGGCTTCCCACCCTCGTCCGTGTACTCGGCCTTCAGGATCAGGCGCGCCCACTGATCGAAACGTGGGTCCTTCGCAACCCGGCTCCCGTCCGCCAGCAGCTCGGTCATCATCGCGTGCCACGCATAGTGCCGCCGACTCACAAACGTAGCCAGCCACCGCACGCTCGTATCGCGGCGGGTGACCATCGGCATCACGACCTTGAACAACAGCCGCTCCATGTACGAGCGCAGAATCGACATGCTGGTCGACGCCTTGGGGTCATACTCCGGGTCATCGAGCGCATACACGCGCGGGCGACCGCCACGCTGACGGCTCTCCGCGCTGATGGCGCGGAACCAGGAGCCGTTCGCCAAGTACATGAGCTCGACGCCGAAGGATGCCTCGCCTCGCTTGGGCGTGATGCGTCCGTCAGGGAACTCCGCCGAGAAATCGTCGGCAATGCGCTTGTTCGCAATGAACTGCGTCTTCAGAATCTGAGACGTCTGCTCCGCGTTGTCAATGCTGCTCGTCGCGTAGATGAACGAGAACGCCGGACGCGAAAGCATCTGGAGCAGCGCGGTCTTGCGGAAGCAATTGCTCTTCGCAAATCCGCGGGGCGCGATGGCCACCGAACGCGGAGCCATTGCCCACATCCGATAGATTGCGAAGTGTCCGGCCGGCGGCTCGACCGGATCGTCGTCGTAGAAGTACGGGTTAAAGTCCTCCTCCCAATCCGGGTGGAGGTACCAGTTGTCGAAGAAGTTGACGCTACCCGCAAAACGCGTGGCTTTCAGGCCAAGATCGTTGGTTGGTACGAGCCACTGCGAACACGCGTTCACGCGCGCGAGGCGCTGGCCCTCGGGCGTGAGCGTGAGGTAGTCGGCAGGCAGCGGCCACATGCCGTTGCCCTGCGCCGGCAGGTCGATGGCAACCGGGTTCACAGACCCACCATCTTGCGCTGCATCCCCTTGATCGCAACCAGTTCGGTCGCAGCCATGCGGAGGATGCAAGCGGCAAGAAACGCGGGCTCGTGAGCGGCAGGACTGACCGAAACAATCTCGGTGGCCGCGTCAACCCAGCGCTGATGGAACACGTGGTTGTTCATCTTGATGCGCTCGATGATTGCGTTGCCGAGCTCCGAAGGCTCGCCCCACCAAGTGACGGGGTCAATGATGCCCAACGAGAACAGGATTGGTGCGCCGCCTCGAGCAGCCTGCATCCCGTCCATTGCCGCGATGTGAGCAAACGCCTTACTGAGCAGCGGATCCAGGTCCGCGAGATGGCAGGTAGGTGGCTGCGATTCTTCCTGTTGAGTCTTCTGTGATTGCACTTGGGGCCCTCCTGAGGCTTGAGACGAGTCGTGATGCCGATTGCGTGATTGTCTTCCCATCGCCGCTGGTCTCCGTGACGGTCTGCGTCGCCGCAGTCGTGGTGATCATTCCGTTGAGTTCTGCCACCTCGCGCACGATCTCCCTGATGCGCTTCATGGCGTCGATGGAGACCTTGCCGGTCCCGTTACGTGCAATGTCTACCAGACGCTCCATCTCCTCCGCAACGTCCCACTCGGTCGCCCGGATCGCCGTACCCAGGCGGGTGGGGCAGAAGAACGACATGACGGTCTCGTCGACCATCTCGTCCTTCTTCTGTGCCAGGCTTCTGGGCGTCATGCCGGCAGCCCCTCGAGCAGGCCGGCCAGACCCGCCTTGCGGACCATCTCCACGTCCTCCATCCGCTGAACGTAGCCAGGCTTCTGCGGCTTCTTAAGGCGCATGCGCTTGCCGCGCATCGCCTGCTTCACGGGTTCGGACTGCTTTCGTCCGCGCTCCTGCCGAACACCCTTGACGAATTCGCCGCCCGTAAAGGCACGCTCGTCGCGCTCGCCCGGCGTAACGCTGGGTTGCACGACCTCGGGCAGGGGAGGAGTTGACCTTCCGGACGGAGGCCCCTTTGGCTTTTCGGGCTTTCTCTGCGGAACTCTCTCTTTAAGCGACTTGATTTGCTTTTCAAGCTGCTGGATCTTTTCCAGATCCCTCTTAGTCTTGTTCTGCTTCCTGTTGAGTTCGGCAAGCTCGTCCTCAAAACGCTTCATGATCTTGGGCTTGTCGTACCTCAACTGGTCAATGTCCTTGCGACGACCCTCGCGGACGGCAGCGCCCATGACCCGTGGACCGATCTTCTTGCCCTGCGTTGCACGAGCAAGCTCTCGCTCAAACATGGTCACGCGGCCCTGAAGAGCCTTGATGCGACCCTCGAGCGCAGCCTGGTAGTCGCGGATTGTCTCGGCATCCTGGGTCTGCGGGAGGTTCTTTGGCCTCGACACGTTGGGTCGGAAGTCGTCGCCCTCGTCGACCGGAATCCGCCGGCGAACGTCCTCGCCGATGTTCTTCGACTGGCGCGGTGCAACGTAACTGCGAATGTCGTCCAGCTTCTTCTTGCCTGCCGCAATCTCCTTGTTCAGGGCGGCAAGATCCTTCTGGGCAGCAGCAAGCTGCTTGGCATCACGGATCTCCGTAATGTCCTTCTGCTCGTTGAGCTGCTTGGTCTCGTCCTTGTACGCCTTCATCAGGGTGCGCAGGCGCTCGGACGCGCGACCGCGAACCTTGCCCATCGTCTCCGCATCGCGGCCCTGCATCCGCACGTCGCCCTTGCCAAGCACCTCCGACTGCGTGTCGGCCATGAACTGGTCAAACGCAGCGTCCAGATCATCCGCAACTCGCTGAACCGGCTGTCTTGCACTCGGCTTTCCGGGTGCAGGTGCCTGGTACTCGGAGTACTTGACGTTCGGCTTCTGTCCTTCCGTCATCAAGCCAATGGGCTCAGCAGCCGGAGCAACGCCTCTCTTGAGACGCTTGCCGGTCAGGACGTTGCGGGCACCAGGCTTGGCACGGGCGGTGCTTGCGCCACCGCGGATGCGGTTGCCAATGCCGGTCATCATTGCGGCCAACTGCGGAACGTCACCTTTCGCGCTCCCCACCTGCTCCTCGATGGTGGGCGGAGCCTTCTGGCCGAGCATCTGGAGGCCCCTCATGATCTCGCCGATCGGACGTACGTTGCCCGAGGCAGCCATGCCGAACGCCTTGCGGACCTGACCCTGCATCCGGTCCTGGAACAGACGGTTGCCGGGGACGTACTGCTTCAGTGCGTTCATCACTGAGCCGATGTCGGCGGTCATCGCCTCGCGACCGCCAGCACGCGCGTCGTATCGGCGAGTGCCGCTCATCACGCTTTCGATGACCTTGATCGCAGAGCGGATGTTTCCAAGCTGCTCGCGCCGTTCGCCGCGACGGGTCTCAGGAGATGCCGCGTCCCGGACCTCCTGCATCTTCGCTGCGCGACGCGCTGCGGGTGATCCGACCTCGCCAAGGATGGTCTGCGCCTTGACCATGCCCTCGATGGACAGCGCCTTGTTGAACGTGCGGAGCAGGTCTGCGCGCGTCATCTGCGCGGCTTCGGAGTTCGGGTCGTCCTTGATCCTCTTGAACTTCGCGATGACCGCCGCCTTGTCGGTGTCGGAAAAGCGGTCAAGAACTCTCTCGGTCAACTCCGGATCGGCAGCAAGAACATCAAATGCTTGGCGGTTGATTTCCGGAGCATCCTCCGTGGCTTTCCCTTCCTGAGTACTGCCGCCACGGTCTCCGGTGTCCTTTTGTCCAAAGCGATCCGGTCTTCCTTTCGCCTCCTTTGAGAACTCACTGATTCGATTCTTTGCCTGCCGAGTCTGATCCTGAAGACTGACATCACCTTCAATTCCGGTATGAGCGGCAAATCGCAGATAGAAACGTCGCTTGGCTTCTTCATATCCAGCAACATCACCCTCGG